TGAGGAAAATTCCGTTCCTACTGGCGATGATGCGCCGAAGTTCCCTTATCTGACCTATTCTTATGGTAGTGATGATTTCGATAACACCGTTCCGTTGACGGTCAGCTTGTGGTATCGTGGTTCTTCGTGGATTGCTTGCAATAACAAAACCGACGAGATTTCTTCGGCACTTGCTAACGGCGGCGTTTTTATTCCGTTTGATGACGGAAAAATTTGGATTAAAAAAGGTTCGCCATTTGCCCAAAATATGGGTGACGAGAATGACGACCTTATAAAAAGAAAATATATCAACATTGAAGTTGAGTTTTTGAGTAATTATTAAAATCTTTGGAAGGAGATTTGACAAATGGGAAGATTTACAAAAGTTGCTGAAGGCACTTTTGACGAGCTTCAGGTTGAAGCGGGCGTTTTATTAAGAACGTTTAGTCCTGCAAGTCCGGCAATTGAAGATAAGGATATAATTTGTGCAACAACCGGCGGTATCAATCCGACTTGCGTACCGACATACAGCGATTGGGGCGAAGATGTCGACAATGCTCCGGCAAACACGAAGGAACTGAAGCATCTCGACGGCTGGGAGTGTGCGCTCGGTTTTACTGCCCTGAATACCACGACCGAAATCATCCGCATGTCACTTGGTGCAGCTGACATAAATGCCGATACAGGCAAAATCACGCCTCGCAGAGAACTTGCCGGCACAGATTTCGCTGATGTTTGGTGGGTTGGCGACCGTTCGGATGGCGGTCTTGTCGCTATTTGCTTAAAGAATGCTTTGTCAACCGGTGGCTTTTCTTTGCAGACCACAAAGAACGGCAAGGGACAAATTGCGGTTACGCTGACGGGTCATGTATCCATCAATGCGCAGGATACTGTGCCGATGGAGTTTTATGTCGCTGACGGCGAATAATTTTTGAATTAACAGGAGGAAGAACAGATGAAATTTATCTTTGATTGTGAAGACGAGATTTGTTTGCCGCTGGCATACAAGTTAGTTGATGAAGTAAAGCCTTATATCGACAAAGTGAAAAAAATCGAGGTTGAAGAAAATTCCGACAGGAAAGAAGTCATGCGAAAAATCTTGGAAAATGCTATGGTTAAATACCCGAAAGATACAAGCAAGGTGTTTGCTAAACTTTGGGTGCTCGACAAAGACGAAAAAGCGCCGAACGTGTTTAAGACAACTTCGGCGTTATTCTCAAACGAGGTAGCAGTTGATTTTTTTACTTCTGTTCTTCCGTCTCTGGTTCAGATTTCAAAAGATATATAATAAGCATTGAAATCGAAAAATTTAAATTGTTTGGCTGGGGTTATGTGATTAAGAATTGCATAACCCTTTTTCAAAAAGAGCAGGAAGAGAAGTTATACAAAAATTATGTAACAAGGTGTTTGCGGATGATTACGGAAAACACGGCTAATATGTCGCAGGGCAGATATATTAAAGCCGAGTTTGAGGATATAATCAAGCCACGCCCTGTTGACAACCGAACCGCTGACGAGATAATCGGCGGAATAAAAGAAAAGATTAAAAAATTAAATTCATAAGTAGGTGATGTTAAATGAATTTAATGGAATTGTTTGTTAAAGTTGGTGTTGATGACCAAGCCAGCGGAAAAATTGGCGGCATTTCTGACAAATTAAAAGGCGGTCTTGCAACTGCGGCAAAAGTTGGAGCAGCGGCGGTAACGGCGGCAAGTGCAGCCGTTGGCAAATTAGTAAAGGATAGCGTTCAAGCGTATGCAGAATATGAACAGTTAGTCGGCGGTGTTGAAACACTTTTCAAAAACAGTGCCGATGTTGTTCAAGGATATGCTGACCAAGCATACAAGACCGCTGGTCTTTCTGCGAATGAATATATGCAGACGGTCACTTCGTTCTCTGCTTCCCTTTTGCAAGGTTTGGGCGGAGACACCGAAAAGGCGGCTGAATATGCGAATACCGCAATTGTTGATATGGCAGATAATGCAAACAAGATGGGCACATCGATGGAGGCAATACAGAACGCATACCAGGGGTTTGCAAAGCAGAACTACACAATGCTTGACAACCTTAAACTTGGTTATGGCGGCACAAAAACCGAAATGGAACGGCTTATACAAGATGCCGCAAGGGTTAGCGATAGTGTAGATGCCGAAAGCATGTCGTTTGATAACATTGTTGAAGCAATACATGTTATGCAGGAAGAAATGGGAATTGCTGGAACAACATCAAAGGAAGCGTCGACAACCATACAAGGTTCAATAGGTATGATGAAAGGCGCTTGGACTAATCTTGTTACAGGATTTACAAACGAAAATGCAAACTTAGATAAATTGCTTGATGAGTTTGTTGAAAGTGTTGGAACGGCTGCAGAAAACCTTATTCCTGCAATCGAACGGGCATTATCAGGAATAGGAAAAGTTATTGAAAAACTTGCGCCGGTAATTTCGGAAAAATTGCCGAAATTGGTTGAAGATGTATTACCGTCTTTGCTTAATGCGGCAGTTAGCCTTATTAGTGGTATCATTGATGCGTTACCGAGCATTTTACAAGTACTTATTGACCAAGTACCAACTATAATAACCACTTTAATAGATAAAGCGTTAGAAATGTTGCCGCAGATAATACAGTTAGGATTAGATTTAATAATTTCATTAGCAAAAGGAATTGCCGACAACCTCGATACGTTGATACCGTCAATTATCGATGCAGTTTTAAAAATTGTGGAAACACTGCTTGCACCAGAAAGTCTTGAAAAAATACTTAATGCAGGGTTGCAGTTAATTCTATCGCTTGTTGACGGAATTGTTGACAATATTGACGTCTTGATTGACGGAATATTGCAAGCCGTTGATAGTATAATAATGACACTTCTTGACCCAAGCGTTTTGATTGGCATTATCGATGCAGGAATAAAGTTATTGCTCGGCTTGGTGCAGGGAATAGTAAGTGCTATACCGCAGTTAATTCACGAAGTGCCGAAGATTATAGCATCAATAGTTACGGTTATCATTGCGGAACTTCCTACGATTATTGCGGCGGCTATTGATATTGTATTTGCACTCATTGACGGTTTGATTGGAGCAATACCTGAACTCGTTGCGGCTATTCCAAACCTCATTATTGGCATTGTGAACGGAATTGTCAATAATCTTGACAAAATCATTTTAGCGGGACCACAGATAATTCTGGCGCTAATAAAAGGATTGATTGGTGCTATACCTGAATTGGTTGCATCGTTACCTCGCATTATTATGTCAATAGTTAATACGTTCAAAGAGTATGACTGGGGTAAAATCGGTAAAAACATAGTTCAAGGACTGAAAAAAGGCATTTCGGATATGTGGGAAGGACTTAAAAAATGGTTCAATGATAAACTTAACAGTCTTGTCGGCGGCGTTAAGAAATTGTTGGGTATTCATTCTCCGTCAACTGTTTTCGCCGGTATCGGTAAAAACATGGCTCTCGGTGTTGGAGAAGGATGGGACAAGACTTTCGGCGACATTCAAGATGAAATAAACAAGTCAATGGACTTTGATGATGTAGAATTTGGCATCGCAACCGCTCGTTCTTCAGTTGGCGGCGGTTCGAGTTCTTCTGCTGGCGGTGTTCCGAGCAAAACCGAGGTTGTGATTTCGGTTGATGAAAGCCAGAGCCTTATGGGATTTGCAAGGGCATTATTGCCGATGTTGAAAGTGGTTGAGAGGGAGGTATATGCTTAATGATTACAATTAAAATAAATGACGTTGAATATTCAAACATTGCTTCTTTTTCTCCGTCTGTCGTTTATGATTATTACTACAATGTAAAAACAATGGACGGCAAAGGTCACCGAGACATTAAAGGCAAAAGGACTAATTTTTCAGGCGTTTTTTATAACGGCAACCTTGCCGAATATGATGCGTTAAAGCAGTTGCTTTTATCGGCTGATACCGTCACGCTTGAAGTACCGAACGGAGCAGAAAGCACCATATCAGGCGAGTATTTTGTTAATGTGGAAAATGATAATCTGAAAGGCTTGTTATATAATGGAAAATATTATAACACAGGGTTGTCTGTGATTTTTGAAAAGGTGGACTATGATGAATAAATACGGCTATTTCAAGTATTCTGATTTTGCTGTCGGGGCAAAAAAATACCTCACATATTCCACCAACGCAACCCTGCAAACAGGCTCTGCCCTTACCGATTTATCGGTAGGGGTTCTGCCTTATGACTTCGCATCATTCGAGCAGGACGAATATGTCACGACAAAACCGAAAAAATTGTATGATTTAATAACTTCGTTGGGTTTTTTGACGGCAGACATAAGCGATGAAAATGGAGATTTTGTAACGCCCATTACAATTACCGCAGATTTTTCGGCATACTTCTCAATGACAGGTATCACAATAAGCAGCCGTAACATTATAAAGGGACTAAATATAACTGCATATCGTGATAATGTGGAGATAGTGAACAAGGACTTCTCGGCGGCTAATAAGGAAGAGTTTTACACGATTGACATTGTGCTGACGAATAAAATCGTATTTACCGTTACAAAAATAGATAAACCATATCACTTTTTGGGACTTTTCGGTATTGATTTTGGAAAAATACGAATCTTCGATGAAACACAGCAAATATCGGCGCAAATAACACAAAATTTCTCTGTTTTGGGTGACACGCTTGAATACGACACGCTCGATTTGTCGATAATTGAGCAAGACGAGGGCGATTATCTATTCCAGAAGAAACAGCCGATTGATTATTTTGTCGGCGAACAGAAAAAAGCGACATTTTATGTTGACAACGGCGTAAAGAATGATGACAATACTGTTAAAGTTACGGCTTATGATGAGATTGCAAATTTGGAAGACAACTTTCTTGGCGGAATGTATGAGAATTATCCGTTTAACGACCTTTTGAATGATATTTTTGCAAACACCGACATTGATTTTGAGACTACTGTTGAAACGGAAAACATAAATCTTAACGGTTATTTACCTATAACGAGCCGCAGAAAAGCGTTACAGACGATTTTAGAAGCAAGTAATATAAGGTGCTATAAAGGTGAAAAACTTGTTTTCAAGCCATTAGAGAGCGTTTTAGAGGGTGTTATTCTTGACGAAACAAATATAATTGACCGCCCGCAAAAGACAAAAAAGCAAGAGATAAAATCGGTTACGGTCAATCAGAAAGTGTATTCAAGAGGGATAGAAGAAGCGGAGGCGTATCATTGGTATGTTTCTACAACGCAAGATATTTTATTGACCTTTTCTTCGCCGTTGCACAGTCTGAAAGCGTTTGAAGTTACAGGCGTTGATGGTAACGGCAACGATATTGTGAGTGAAACAGAAAGTACAAATGTTCAGTTTGTGGAAACAGGTGCGAATTATTGCGTTGTTCGTAACAGTTCGGCAAACAAGATAGTTATCAAAGGGCAGAAATACATTGAAAGCACAGTTGAATACAAGAGAATCAATCCATTGACGGCGTTAAATGAAAGTTACGAAAATATAAATATTGAATTGACAATATCGGCAAACCCACAAGAAGTATGTGACTTGCTATATAACCTTTATTCAAGGAAAAATTCGATAAGGTTTATCACGCTTGAGCCGTTGAAAATTGGCGGTTATTATTCAATCTTGGGAGAAAATCTTAACATAAAATCTATAACGCATAGCCTTAATGGACTTTATGAAGTGGAGGCGGTTTAAATGGCAAGCGGAAGAATAAATGGTTCTTGCACAGGAACGGCTGCGAGCAAGTATGATTTATGGATAGAATGGTATCAAACACCTGATGTCGCAAATGGTCGCTCGAAAGTCACAGCAGCTGAATATTTACAGCGCAACGATGGTTGGGCTGATTCTGCATACAATCTTAATGCAGATAGAACAAACAAAAGAATCACAATAAATGGCTCAACGGCTTATGCGACCACCAACGGAATTGATACTCGAAACAGTGCGAGAATAAGCGTGGTTTGGCATTCTGTGTGGGTGTATCACAGTGATTTTATTACAGTAGATATATCTGCGATTATTCCAGAGGTAACAAGTCCGCAGTTGACAGGCGGTAGTGTTTCTGGGAAAATAACTCTTGATGCTATTGACACGGCACCGTTAACGATTACATCTTTTTGGGTATCAGATGTGACACAAACAAGAGCAAGATTGAATTACACCGTAACTGGAGGAACAGTTGCGGTTGCGGAATATTCCGTCAATGGTGGGAGCACTTGGGCGACAATCCCGAGTGGAAATGTTGTTACAGGGCTCTCTCCGAACACGGATTACAATTTTGTTTTACGCCTTACAAAATCGACAAATGGGAAAACGACAACATCAAACATCGTTTCGCAAAAAACATTGCCGATATATGTCACAGAAATTAGTTATGAAAATCAGAGGGTTGAGGTAGGGAAAAGCTTAAAAATTATACCAACAATTTCGCCGGAAAACGCAAGCATCAAATCTGTGAGTTTACAAAGCAATAATCCGAACATAGTAAGCGTTAATGGTGATGTAATTAATTGCTTGGCGAAAGGGAACGCAACAATCACGATAATGGCGACTGACGGAAGCGGCGTTAGTTCAACTTGCACTATTACTGTATTCCAGCCTGTAACAGGAATAGTAATAAATCCGTCCGATTTGGTTGTTGAAAAAAATTCTTCATTTGAAGTCCCATATCAAGTAATACCGTCTGACGCTGATGATAAAAGAGTTACAATCACTTCAAGCGACAGTGATATAGTGTCGATTTCGGGCAATGTTGCAAGCGCAGTCGAAAACGGGCAGGCAACTATCACCGTTGAAACTGTTGATGGTGGGTTTGTGGCGACCTTGAACGTTAACGTTGTTGGCAATTATACTTGGTTCAATTATTCCGAACCGTTGGAAATATTGAACACGGAAGACATCGCACACATCGAGAGCAACATCAAGACAATACGAGCAATGCTATTAGTAAGTGGGCGAACAATTCCTGCTTTGGAAAATGTAAGTAAAGCAAAAGACACTTCATTATTAGAAATAATTGACATTTTGCAAAATATTGAGTATAATTTAGACAGAATTAACTCAACTGATGTTATTAGCGTTTATTATAAAGCGCAGTTCATCGTCGGAGAATATGCTGAAAATCGTGAGAACATTTGGCGATGGATACAGATTTTAAACGATTTGTACAATATTTTAAATGGGACATTTGGCAAATGGCAAAGATTAAGATGTATTGACGGCTATCCGACTATCAAAGACAACACTTTACTTGTGAGAGGAGAAATGATAAATGCCTGATTTTGAAGATATTCCAATAAATGCAACGGCAGAAGAACTTGAAGCGGTTGCGAGGATGGGGACGGCGCCTGAAGATAATAAGTTATACGGCAGAAAAAACGGAGAATGGACGGAAGTAAACATCTCTTCGAATTATTATACCAAAACCGAAACGGAAACAGAAATTGCCAATGGCTTTAAGGAAAATTATATAACGGCGGGGCAAAAAAGCGACACTCAAATAGGTAACAAGGCAACCGCGGAAGGTCGTGAAAACAATTCGAGCGGAGCTTATTCTCATTCGGAAGGTGAATTTACATCCGCACTCGGCTATGTTAGCCACGCCGAAGGCATGCACACCAGTTCAACTGCCGCAGGCGCACACGCCGAAGGCAGATATACTATTGCATCGGGACTTTATTCCCATGCCGAATGCGGCACAGACAACCCTTCCGATACAGAAACCTATACTGTAGCCGGCGGCAATTATTCCCACGCAGAGGGAATAGGCTGCAGAACCACGGGAACAGGCGCCCACGCTGAAGGACGGGGTACCGTAGCCGGCAGCAGCTATTCACACGCTGAAGGTATTAATACAACTGCAAGCGGCAATGCCTCCCATACAGAAGGTGTATCATCTGTCACAACGGGTAATGCTTGCCACGCAGAAGGTTCTTCGCAAGCAAGTGGCAATTATTCTCATAGCGAAGGGCAAGCAACAAAAGCAACTGCAGACCGCTCACATTGTGAAGGTTATCAGACCGAGGCAAACGGCGAAAATTCTCACGCAGAAGGCAGAGCAAACAAAGCAAATGGTGCTAACTCACACACAAGCGGTCAAGGAAATATCGCAGGATATTCAAATCAGACCGTTGTCGGTGAATATAACAATAATAAGGCTGATACCCTTTTTGAGGTTGGCAACGGCACTGATGACAATGACCGCAAAAATGCGTTTGAAGTTACAAGTGGCGGCAAGGCTATTGTAGGAACATCAACATCTGCCGCAGATAGCGGCACAACCCTTACGACCAAAGATTATGTTGATAATCAAATTGGAGATATAGCTACAACTTTAGACACAATTACCATTGGTGGGGGTGTATAATATGGCAATTTCTGATAGTATAACCAAATTGATTGCAGATATCACCTCCGCTTATAACACAATAGCGCAAAAAGGCGGCACTATACCAAGCGAGAAAAACACAGATAATTTAAGTGACGCCATAGAAAGTATTCCTACAAAAGAAACTGTTACTTGGCATCAATGTCCGCAGGCGGTTAAAGACTTTCTCGAAAATGTAACATACGACCCGAGCGATTATTCTTATTCGGAAATTGAAAATTATGCGCCTGCGACACCTCTTACAAGC